CCCTGTCCAAGAAATGAACAGCCCTTTTGAAGTTCTGACTATTAAGAAAGAGATTCTGGTTCTACCATATAAATCTTTCTATATCTTCCTCCTTCAAAAAGGTCTTCAAATAAAAGTTAAGTTTTTAGAAATTTCGCTTTTGACATTGATTTTGACAGAGTTAAGAATTTTAGAAGGAATCAAAACTACTTCAGTCTTAAAAAGATTGAGTGGAGGTGATTTCTCTAAATTTCCATGATTAAGAAAATTCCTTAGATGTGGATTCTTTTGAATTTTTGAAAAAATTTTTTTATTAAATTTAAACATTGATTCATTAGAATTCTCGTTTAAAAGATTTTCCTTTGAAATCTGATCTATAATACGGGATTTATTTATTAATGAATTATTTTTGACAAAAAAAGGTCGAAAACGATTCAAATAATATTTAGGTCCTGAAATACAGATAAGACCATTTTCAGGGAAATTGATGATCTCCTTAACATCTGACAGTTCACTAATCTTTTCTAAATAGATTCTTCGATCAGTTCTAGTCACTTTTCCACTACATCTTTTAATATAATTAAAAGACCTTCCTAAACCTCCATATTCTAAAGGAATATCAAGGGATTGAGGGGTCTTTTGAAGAAGATGTTTTGAGAAGGTGGCAAGATCTTTTTCTGAGAATCCATTTTCAAAAGCTGTCTTCGTGTCCAGAACTTTTTTAGAAAGAATTGTTCTAAATTTTCCAGTTTTTAACATTTTCAATTGACAATTGTTTTTTTTTCGATAAAACAATTGAGAATTGATAGATCCAAAACTTGAAGATAAATAATTCTTCCCTATAGAAGGTTCTAAACCCATCTTTGTTGCGACAAACTTCCATTCTTTTATCTTTTCATAAGAAGAAATAAAAAGAATATCGTCTCCATTAATTACACAATCAACATCAGATAAATTATCTATACCATGAACCAAACCATATGTGGCAGCGTTAGCTACACATAGGATTGGAAATGATAATAATGAACCCATTAATTGACCTTTTGTTTGCACAATAGGTTCTAAATGAGTCCATTTTGGATACTCTATAATATGTTGACCACCCTCTTTTTGAAGATAATGACATAATGGTTTATTAAAAAAGAATACTTTTAAGAATTCCTTAATAAAAACATTCATTATATCCATATTCAAATTATCAGTGGCGGATGTATAATCACCAGAGAGAATTCTTCCTTTTCTTTCAGATAGGATAGAACGGACTTTTGCCTCAGTGTCTTCATTTTTTTGTTCCAGGAAAGAAACATTTAAACCTTTTAAGAGCTTTAAACATTGCTTGTTGAAATGGTTTCAAAGAGAAATTTTTGGATTCTCCCTTTGTAATCATTCGAACTTTTAAAGATTCAGGAATAGCATGAGCTTTCACTTTAGAAAATTCAATGTCATTTTCAAATCCAAAAGAGTATGAACAAGAAGGTTCATTAATC